AAATAAAACAAAGCGTAATTGAATATGATGTTCGCTAAGAAGAGTACTCCGGCAGCAGTTGTGCCGGAACTGTCGTCGTCAACCACCCCCCTTTCCTGCTGGAAGGCTTTCACGCGTAAGCAACGCACAACACCAAAACGTAGTTTTGGCACTGTGGGCGTTGAATATCGCGGCGGTAAAGTAAGATTAATACAGAAAGTCAAAGATTGTGTGCATAAACAGTGGAATGGCACCGATCTTAGAAAACGCAGTAAGTATGCGTCCAGCAGACGGCAAACACCCCCCATGGACTTTAGGAAGATGTTGCACCATAATATCAGAGATATCAGCAAAATTCCTATGGCTTCCAACCATACGCATCCGTCAGCTGCTTCTCTACGTACAACCGTAGCAGTGAAGCTCGAACAAATTATTGTTGCTGCTGGGCTGAAACCCTATAGTGTTTCAATGTCCCATCGCGATAAATATGATGGATGTCGTTATTTCTTCATGCAGAAGGACCTCGACAAGACATTCCGTGATGATGTGGTCACGGATCAGCATGTTCTCATGATGATCGATGTAGATTATTATTGTGACATCAACCATTATCTCCAGCTTGGAAACCCCATAATGATATACACCTTTGTGCCAACAGAGGCAGGAGGAAAGGCTCTGGATGCTAGCTATACGATTGACAACAATATTGTCACGTATAGCGTGCAAGGCGGAGCAACCTACCATCACGAGTTATGGGACTACCAAGGAGATAATGTGTGTGTAAAAGACAAATTTGGAAACACCATTGTCTACGTCATAGAACAGCACGTGTTAGAGGAAGACCCCAATAGACGTATAGTTGGGTTTTATCCAATCGCGACGTATCCCCGATATACCATACCATTTGAGGTTAAGAGGGGCGTACAGCGCCTAAAACCAACGTATGGAGGCGTCAACTGCATCAAGAACATCACCAGCAGTATGGTTTCGGTTTCTGTAGTCGGCTCTACAAATGCAGTCACAATCCCACAGTCAATATACGACGCTCTTGTCGTGAGGCGTGGTGAAAGTAAGAATCCTGTGATTGCGGATGTCGAGCGTATATTAAACGCAGAAGGAATCGAGAAAGCCTTTTTAAAGGCACCAATACTATTCAAATTGCTGAGTGGTGAAATTGGTGGTTGTGGAACCATTACATCTACAACAACAATTGGACAGGCGCGGAACTTCCAAACATTGTTCCCCCTAGTCCATGAAGATGGAAAATCCGTGGGACGTAGTGTAGCCCCACCCCTGGTAACAGAGCCAGCTTTTGTTCCAGCGAAATCATTTAATAATGATGTTGCTACAATATCTGGCCGAATTGATAAGATCAGAAATGATAAAGTCACCCCCGCTGCTTGGAAGACCTACGATGCGGAACTAGCAGAATTCATTGTTCCGAAAGAACTCGCCGCAACTGGATCTCCATATACGTATGAACGCGTAATGGAACTACAGAATAAACCTGCGCAACGAGGCCGTAGCGAGCAGATAAAGTCTACTGTTGCGTTAGAGTGTCTTAATAAGGTGAAGGCTTTTATTAAAGCCGAACCTTATGGATCCATCACAGACCCTCGAAACATCAGCACGGTAGACCCCTCACACCAGTTAAGTTACAGTTGCTTCACTCTTCCGTTCAAAGAGGACTGTCTTAAAGGTAAACCATGGTTCGCATCGTCAATGACACCGACGGAGCTAACGAACCGGGTGCGTGAGGTGTGCCAGTATCAATATGGCGTGATTGTCTCGGATTATTCCAGACTTGATGGCCATATATCAGCGAGTGACAAGCAATTCAAAGAACATGTTTACCAACGGTGGAATAGTTACTCTCATCGCGCCGCATTATCAAGAATTTTGGCGGCCGATCGTAACCCAAAGGGGGTTACAGCGCAAGGTCACAAGTATGACCCCGGTTTCTCCCAATTAAGTGGATCACCAGGAACTACCAATGATAATAACCTGGTGACGCTTCGACATGATTACATCGCACTTAGATTACTCGGCAATGAACCTGAGATGGCATGGCAATTGGTCAACCAATGGGTGCTAGGCGCATCTGATGACCGTATACGAGCTAATTTGCCAGGCCTAGCAGAAATGCTTGAGCTGGTCGCTTCGAAACTCGGGCACGAGTTGAAATCTGTGGTATTGTACCCACAACAAGGTAGCCCGGTCCCCTTCCTAGGACGCATTTATGCAAGTCCGGCAACGCATCTGGATTCCGTACAGGATCCAGAAAGGACGTTGGCTAAGCTTCACTTGACTATGTCACCTGACACAGTACCTCCTAAACAAGCCCTGTTTAACAGAGCATTTGGGTACCATGTCACTGATAAGAACACCCCCATAATAGGAGTGTGGTGTGCCAAGGTCATGGAGCTGTTGCAAAAGGAAGGATTCGAGTGGCACCACTCAACGAATGAAGAAGATTTTCGTGTTCGTGCAGGCCCGTACCCACAGGATAACGTGGATTTGTTACGGAATCTGATGAGCTTATTGTTGAACCTCACTGCAGATGAAATAGACCAGATCGAAGGTGTCATTAGAGCCGCTACTGATATTGAGTCCCTCCCTGAGGGAATCATTGATAACGGCTTTACCATTAGACACCGGATCAAGGCTGCAGTTGGCCATGATATTCTTGGCCCCGTGCCTACAGTTTCAACAGAGACAACAAAATGCCCCTCAGTGCCGATAATTTCAGAGATTTGTGCAAATCAAGAGACGACTGGGTCGGA